GTTACTAAGATTAAAATGTTTGGTAAGCCAGGAATATCTATTGGTCCAAGACAGAATACGATGAATTATAAAAATTATGAATTAATGGAAGATGTATCAACAGGTGATTTAAGAATTACAAAACAAAAAGGCGATCCTGAATTTAATTACGAAGAAGAAGTAATGGAATATAGAAAAGGTCAAAGAACCGAGGATGGTGTTATACCTGACGAGTATGGAGAAGCAACTATCAGACCTGACATGGACGGTAAGATGAAAGATTTTGAAGATGGTATTGAACCAGATAGTATTCAAGAAATCATAGATGAAGCTACTAAACAAGCACCACCAATTAAAAAAGCAGGCGGCGGTATCGCAGTAATGTTAGGAGAATAACATGGCCGATATTATAAAACGAATAGAAGAGTTAACAGATCTATTTGATGATGGTGGACGAATACCTTTTGGCGAAGCAGGATTTGTTGTTAGTAATAATACACAAAAATCAAAATTAAAATTTACAAAAAAACAAGATGATATAGCTGAAAAAGTTTACGGCAAGTCAATGAAAAAACTGTACAAAACAGATCGTAATAAATTTTATGACATAAGATATGATAGGATAAAAGAAACTACTCAAGCTGGTAAGGGAGCTAAAATAAAAGATAATATAAACATTCCAACAAAAGATGTTAAACAGCCTGATGGCACCATTAAAAAAGTTCAATCACCTATAAAATATCCAAGTAAAAAAATAGAAAAAGAATTTAAACAAGCCGTCAGAGATATTTTTAAAAAACCAGCTGGAAATATTCCTTATAAAACTTTAGCAAAAAATTTTCCAATTACAGAAAATAGAGCTATTGCCGCTGCAAAACAAATTAAAAAAGAAGAAGGTTTAGAATTTGCAAAAGGTAGAACTTCTCAAGAATATATTAAAGAAGTTAGAAACCCTGCTCTTGATAAAACAACTAGTCGAAGAGTTGAGAAAAGAATGGGTTTAGAAAGAGCAAGGTTTTTAAAAGATAAACCAGAAGTATTTGGAAAAATAGATACAGCTCACAGAGCTTCTAAGTCTCACATGGCTAGATTAGGACTTGAGTTTAATACTCAACTTGTTGGTATGGACTCAAGGTTAATAAATCAAGTTGTATTAAAACCTGCAGAAAATATGTTGGATAAGTTATATGAAAAAAGAGAAAATATTTTAGACAATATAAAAGGCAAACCTACAAAAGAACAAAAAAAAATTTTAAAAGAAATAAATAATTCAGTTAAAAATGTTGTTAAGACAACGTCAGGAAGATTTGTTGGAATTATAGTTGATCCAAATACTTTAGAGCCTTCTTTTTCTGGTATTAAAAAAAATTTAGCTTTTTCAAAAGTAAATAAAACTATGAAAGAAATTGAAAAACTACCAGGTGCACCTGCTGTTACAGGTGGTTTTCAAAGCAATATAAAAGATAATCAATACTTTAAATTTATTAAAGACAATGTTCAAAAAAGTGTGTCAGGAGAAATAAAAAAAGGTTTTGTACCGAATGATTTTAAAGTTATTTTAAGTGATCCAAAGAATAAAAAAAATTTATTAGACTATGCTAAAAAAAATGCACCAGATATTCTTCCTCAATTTAAAAAAATATTAGATAATCCAACATCAACACAAAGCCTTGCTTTATTTTCAAACCCTCTCTTTAGTCCAGGTATTTTAGCAGAAGCTTTTAAAACTATACCAACACCACTTGGTGCTGTAGGACTGACAGCAGGGTTTGGTGTAGATCCAACGTCCGCGATTGATAGAGCAAGCATTGCAGCAGAAGCAGCTTTTGCACCACAACTTGTAAAACAATCTGCAAAGATGGGTGCTGCACAAAGATTATTTAATTTAGGTTTTAATCCTAGAATGGCTATGCGTATAGCAAGAATAGCATCACCACTTGGTATCGCATCACTAGGTGCAGAAGGTTTGTATCAAGCAGGTAAGTTTACTAAAAAAAGAATAGGTGAATTAAAAGCAATGACACCAGAACAAAGAAGAGCTTTAAGAGCTGAACAATCAGCTTTTGCATTTGAAGGTGCAAGAGAGGGTGGTATTATTGGCAAAAAATCAGGACCACCTCCTGTATCAGGACCAGCGCCTCATGGGTTGCCTTATGAAACAAAAGGTGTTAAGAAACTATAGGAGTAATATATGGCAGAAATAGACAAAGGACTCCCGAACGTTAAAACTAAACTTGAAGTTCCTGGAGAAGAGGAATTAAAAGAAGTTGCAGTTCAGGATGCAGTAGAAGAACAAGAAAATCCAAAAATAGAAGTCACACCAGAAGAAGATGGCGGTGTAACATTAGACTTTGAACCGGGCACTATTAATGTACCTGGCACAGAATCACATTTTGATAATCTAGCGGATATCTTACCAGATGATGTTTTAGAACCAATCGGTAATGAGATGACTCAAAACTATATGGACTACAAAGCATCAAGAAAAGATTGGGAGAGAGGATATACAGAAGGCCTTGACTTACTAGGATTTAAATACGAAAACAGAACAGAACCCTTTCAAGGAGCTTCAGGTGCAACACACCCAGTATTAGCAGAAGCAGTTACACAGTTTCAAGCACAAGCATACAAAGAATTATTACCAGCAGACGGACCTGTTAGAACACAAGTTATTGGTATTAAAAATCCACAAACAGAACAACAAGCAAACCGTGTAAAAGATTTCATGAATTATTTAATTATGGATCAAATGCAGGAGTATGAAGCAGAGTTTGATTCTATGTTATTTCATTTACCACTTGCAGGATCTACATTTAAAAAAGTTTACTACGACATTCCACTTGGAAGAGCAGTATCTAAATTTGTACCTGCGGATGAATTAGTAGTTCCATATACAGCAACTAGTATTGATGATGCAGAGTCTGTAATACACACTGTAAAAATATCTGAAAACGAATTAAGAAAACAACAAGTCACTGGTTTTTACAGAGATGTAGAACTTGGACCTCCAGGTAATGTTGAAAAAAATGATTTAGAAAAAAAAGAACGTGAATTAGATGGCACGAAAAAATCTGGTAAGAACGAACCAGTTTATACTTTGTTAGAATGCCATGTAAATTTAGACTTAGAAGGTTTTGAAGAAGTTGGTGCTGATGGACAACCAACAGGAATAAAATTGCCCTACATAGTAACTGTAGAAGAAGGCAGCCGAGTAGTGCTCTCCATACGGAGAAACTATGCGCCCAATGATCTAAAGAAAAATAAAATCCAATATTTTGTCCACTTTAAATTTCTGCCAGGACTAGGATTTTATGGCTTTGGACCATTATCTAATTTACCTGCAGGATTTAAACAAAGAGGCGTTAGAGTTAGAGATGAAGCATCACCAATACAACCCGGTGAGTTTAAAGATGTAGATGCACCAGGTGGATCATTACGTGATGCATTCTTTCCACTACCATACAAAGAACCATCTCAAACATTATTAAATTTATTAGGCATTGTTGTACAAGCAGGACAAAGATTTGCAGCTATTGCTGATATGAGTGTCGGTGATGGTAATCAAGCTGCAGCTGTTGGAACAACAATTGCATTATTAGAACGAGGTTCAAGAGTTATGTCTGCGATACACAAAAGATGTTATGCAGCTATGAAAGATGAATTTAAATTATTATCAAAAGTTGTATCACAATACTTACCACCAGAATATCCTTATGATGTTGTAGGTGGAGCAAGAAATATTAAGCAAACAGATTTTGATGATAGAGTAGATGTTGTACCAGTAGCGGACCCTAATATATTTTCAATGTCACAAAGAATTACATTAGCACAAACACAATTACAAATAGCAACATCAAATCCACAACTTCACAATATGTATCAGATTTATAGAAACATGTATGAAGCTATCGGTGTAAAAAATGTTGATGCAGTTTTACCTGCGCCAGCACCAACTGCACCAATGGATCCTAGTATGGAACACATTAATGCTTTAGGTGGCAAACCTTTTCAAGCGTTTCCTGGTCAAGATCATAGAGCACACATTACAGCTCACTTAAATTTTATGTCAACTAACATTGTTAGAAATAATCCTGCAGTTATGGCAGCAATACAAAAAAATATTTTGGAGCATATATCATTGATGGCACAAGAACAGGTACAATTAGAGTATAGAGAGCAAATGCAACAGATGATGATGATGCAACAACAAGCTGCTATGAATCCACAGATACAAGCACAGTTACAAGCTCTTACAAATCAAATTGAATCTAGAAAAGCAGTGTTAATTGCAGAGATGACAGAAGAGTATATGAAGGAAGAAAAGCAAATTACATCGCAATTTGACAATGACCCTCTTCTAAAACTAAAATCACGTGAAGTTGACCTACGTGCAATGGAAAATGAGCGTAAAAAAGACAATGACGAAGCTCAAATTGACATTGCAAGATCAAGATTGATGCAACAAGGCAATCTTGCAGAGGAAAAAATGGATCAAAATGAAAAATTAGCTAAATTAAGAGCTGGAGTTAGCCTTGCAAAGGCCGGAGCACAGCAAGCAACCATAGTTACAGAGGA